CGTCGACGGGGTGGAGATCAAGTGTCGCCTCGACTTCGGAGCCAAGGCCATCGACTGGCGCGGTCTCTACAGAAATCCCGGCGCATAACCTGCGCCGAATGTTGAAGCCCGACATGCGGGCGGTCCTGACGGGCCGCCCTTCGTCTTACCAAAAGGATCACCCCGATGAAAAACTACGTCCAGCCCGGCAAGACCATCACCCTGACTGCGCCCTATTCCGTCACTTCCGGCGATGGCCTGCTCGTGGGCTCAGTCTTCGGCGTCGCCGCTGGTACCGCCGCCCTCAGCGAAGCGGTCGAAACCGCCCTCGTCGGTGTTTACGATCTGAAAAAGGTCGCCTCGCAGGCATGGGCTGCGGGCGACAGGATCTATTGGGACAACACCGCCAGGCAGACCACCAAGACCCTGACGGCGAACACGCTGATCGGTGTGGCGACCGAGGCTGTCGCAGGCGGGGCCACCGATCTCATCGGCCGCGTTCGCCTGAACGGCGCGTTCTGATGAACGCCTTCGCCGCCGCTGTCGGCGCACTCTTCGCCGATCCGAACGTGGGGCGGGATGCTGTCTACATCGCCGAGGGCGGCGCACCGGTTCTGGTGCGCGTCGTCGTCCGGCGCGCCGATGCCGTCACCGACTTCGGCGATGCGCGACTCTGGTCCGAAACGACCCGTGTCGACCTGCGCGTCGCCGAGGTGCCGAACCCGCGCCCCGGCGACCGGATCGAGATCGACGGGGACGCCTACCTGATGCAGGGCGAGCCCGTCCGTGATCGCGAACGGCTGGTCTGGACCGTGGATTTGCGTCCGGCATGAAACTGAAGCTCGCCATCGACCCCGATATCGTCGCCCTGATGGCAGCCGAGGTGGCAGCGGGCGAACGCGCTGTCACTGCCGCCATGCGCGACGCTGGGACCGGCCTGAAATCCGCCTGGCGCACACAGATCACCGGTGCGGGGCTGGGCACACGCCTGGCCAACTCGATCCGCTCAGCCAGCTTTCCCAAATCCGGCGAAAGCCTGAACGCGGCGGCGCTGGTCTGGTCCAACGCCCCGGTTATCATCGGCGCGCATGACACTGGGCCGCTGATCCGCTCGAAGAACGGGTTCTGGCTGGCGATCCCCACGCCAGCGGCGGGCAAGTCCACCCGTGGCGGCCGGATCACCCCCGGCGAATGGGAACGCCGCACCGGCCTGCGCCTCCGGTTCATCTACCGCCGCCGGGGTCCGAGCCTGTTGGTGGCGGTGGGGCGGTTGAATACCAAGGGTCGCGCCGTGGCGTCCCGGTCGAAAACCGGTCGGGGCGTCGTGACCGCGCCGATCTTCCTGCTGGTGCCGCAGGTGAAGCTGCCGAAGCGGCTGGATCTGGCGCGGGATGCAGACCGGGCGTTGGAAAGCGTGCCGGGGCTGATCGTGGCCAACTGGGTGGAGGGACAGCTGGGGTGAGCACGATTTGAGATGTGGTTTCGGCCAGATCTTCGGTCTAGGCTCACGTCGCCCCATTGACAAAACAGGACGCTAGCCCCCATATGGACAACGGAGGCTTTGTGGTGGCGACATTACATTGCCTTTTTTATTTGGGGCCGTCTGCATGCGGTCGCAGATCCTTAATCTCCTTGATTCCCCAAACGGCGTGCCCGCCCTCCGTTGTATGGCAGTAGCGCATCCGTTTGATCACATCCACAAGCGGGGCGAGTTCCGGACGGGTTGACGCAGGCATGCGTGCCAAACGAAGGCCCCAGCTAATGACGTAGGCCAAGAGGTCTGCCAGTTGAACAAGTGGTGTCAGATCTGAGTGGACGAAGAACGGCTCTGGCACGATTAGACGCGAGCGCGTTCGGCCATTCGTCGTCCGTTTGAAGTAGCGTGATATCTGGCCAAGTAGGACGTGGCTTGCAGTCTTGTCGAGTTCGTCGAACACCAAGAAACCCATTGGGTCGCCCGGGGTCTGGTTCAGAAAGTGGTAGTACCGCTCAAGGAAGAACGCATAGTCCTTTCGCATCTCGTCGCCGTTTGGGGGCCGTGGGGCGTCCTTTGGAACCATTGTCGCGAAAACACGTCCACCATGCGTTCGGGCCAAGTTCAGGACAAACTCGCAGTACGAGATTTTCGCTTGTGCCAGAGCCGTCAGGCGAGCGCGCGTCGGATGCTCCCCATCCTCAAGCATCTCTTTGGCGAGGCGTCTCCGCTCCTCGCCGACGAACGGGTCCATTTGGGCCGCGTGCTTGTACGCCTTTTTCTTGAGAAGCTCTTTGGCCTTGGCCTCGGCGCCATAGGCATCAAATAGGCGCATTCCGAAGAAGTGCTGCTGCGCATCGGATATCTGACAGATAAGGGGCCATATCTGACGATCTTCGATGGCGAGACCGGCAAGTACCTCAAAAGGGGATTCCCGCTGATCTTGGCCTGACTCATCAACAAACAGCGTCCAACTCAACGTCGATCTCCCATCCTTGGAGTCGCAAGTTGAATGGAATGATGAAAGAAAACAATCCGCCAGTTCGCCATGGATCCCATCATCTTTCCATCGTGTCGCACGCCCGCAGCTTTGCTGCCGGGTCGCGTCGACATGGAGGTGATGCACTTGTGCCTGTATTGTCGAGGACTACCCATGCCCACCCTTCGCGAAACCATCCTTGCCGCGCTGCACGCGCGGCTTATGGCGTTGCCCGCCACCGCCCTGCGCGGTGAGGTGTTGCCCGAACGCGTGCCCGCCGCTGGCCTCCTGATCCTGCGCGATGGCGAACCGGGCGAGCCTGAGGTTACGCTGTCGCCGCTGCGTTACCATTACCAGCACCGGGCCGAGATCGAGGCGGTCGTGCAGGGTGCCACCCGTGATGTCGCTTTCGACACCCTTTGCGCCAGCATCGGCGCGGCGATTGCAGCGGATCGCACACTGGGCGGCCGCTGCGACTGGGTCGAGGCGGAAGCGCCGCGCCCGGTCGATCTGGCCGTGGAGGGTGCCGCCAGCCTGAAAGCGGCGGTGATCACGGTCATTTTGCACTATTCCACGGCCGACCCGCTGGCCTGACCCCGCACACGATAGGAGAACACGATGGCACGAGCCCATGGGGCGCGGGCGCAGATGGCGCTTGCGTTCGAATCCGTCTATGGCACTGCGCCCGCCACCGGCTACCGGACGGTGCCCTTCGCCAGCACCGCGCTTGGCTCCGAACAGCCGCTGATCGCTTCGGAACTGCTGGGCCAGGGGCGCGATCCGCTGGCCCCGATCAAGGACGCGGTCACCGCCGACGGCGATGTGGTGGTGCCGATCGACGTCGAGAACCTTGGGCTGTGGCTGAAGGCGGCCTTCGGCGCACCTGTCACCTCCGGCACAACGCCCAAGACCCATACGTTCCAGTCCGGCAACTGGACACTGCCCAGCATGGCCATCGAGACGGCGATGCCCGAGGTGCCGCGCTATGCCATGTACACCGGCTGCGTCTGCGATCAGTTGTCGTGGCAGATGGCGCGGTCCGGACTGCTGACCGCCACGGCGCGTCTGGTGGCGCAGGGCGAGAGTGTCGCAGTGGCCACGGCCGCTGGCACGCCCACCTCGCTGGCGCTGCAGCGGTTCGGGCATTTCAACGGGGCGATCACGCGCAACCAGCGCAGGCGGGCCAGGGAAGAAATGATGTCCGCAGGGATCGCATCGCCCAGGCTTGCAAAGGCATCTGGCAATCCGGTCCGGCCAAACGGCAGCACCGCAACGGTTGGGCGGACGCCACGTCCGTCCATTGCGACAGATCGTTCTGCTTCCGATACCTGGACGACCACGTTGATGTCTGTCGGTCTGATCCTGACCGGCGCGACAAAACGATGGCCGACGCCGCGAATGGTGCGGATGAACTCTTGCCTTTCGCCGTCATCCCCAAGCGCCTTGCGAACGGCCTTGAGCGCAGTCGACACGGCGGCGTCCGAAATGAAACGACCCGCCCAGACCACCGCGATCATTTCATCCTTGCCGATGACCCGTTCGTTGTTCTCGACCAGCAGGCACAGCAGTCTGAAGACCTTGGGTTCAAGTTTGACAGGCCCGGACACCGTCCGAAGCTCGGCGCGATCCGTATCGAGTTCAAAGGGGTCAAATTGAAGCTTCATGCCCAAGCCTAGCAAATCCGCACCCATCGCTCAACGAATCCTCCGCGAGCCCTTAATTGGCGACAGGGTCACGGGTGTACAGTCATTTCATCCAAAGCACCTTGCAGGGGCACAGAACGCAAAACGGGAACGCACGGAACGCTGGCCGAATGGCGAAGTGAGCCCGTCAAGGACAGTCACATAATCCAAACCGCGACCGCCAGTCTTAAAGGCTCAGCGACGCAATCGGCCCTTGGCCGACGGTCGGGCTGGACGTCGCCTTTACCGTTCTGGCAGGCGGTGTCGAACGATCTCCCTGTGAAAACGTGCGCCGTGGAGGAGGCCAGCGTCGTTGAAATCATAGGTCGGATTGTGGAGCGGTGCAGAGTCCGTTCCATTCCCCAGATTGACGAAGCAGCCCGGAACGTGCCGCAGGTACTGAGCGAAATCCTCCGAGGCACCGACGGGTTCGTCCAGCATCGCGGCATTCTCGGACCCGAACAGAGTTGTGGCGACGGCCAAGGCTCCCTCTGCAAGCCTTTGGTCGTTTACGGTCGGGATGAACTCACGCGTGTAGGTGACTTCGACGGCCAAGTTGTAGGTTTCGGCCGTACCCTTGGCGATGGTCCGCATGTGCCGCTCAATCTCGGCCGACACTTCAGGACGGAAACTGCGCGTATCACCCAGGATGCGGGCAGTGCCGGGCAGGGCATTGCGGACACCATCGGTCAGAAGTTCGGTAACGGAGACCACTGCGATGTCCGTCGGGCTCAGGCGGCGAGCCACGATGGTTTGAAGGTTCATCACGGTTGCACAGGCGGCAACCAGGACTTCCCGCGTGACATTGGGGCGCGCTGCGTGGCCACCGACGCCTGTAAGGACGATTTCGAAATTGTCTTCAGCGGACATGAACGCCCCAGGCTTCGTGCGGAACGTGCCGACGGGCAGTCCAGGAGCATTGTGGATGCCAAAGATCTCATCAAACGGGAACCGCTCCATCAGCCCGTCATCCAGCATCGCCAGCGCGCCCTTGCCCCATTCCTCGGCGGGCTGAAAGATGAAGCGGATGGTGCCATCGAAGCCACCTTCTTCAGCCAGACGTTGTGCTGCCCCAAGCAGCATTGTCGTGTGACCATCATGGCCGCAGGCATGCATCCTGCCAGGTACGGTGGATGCATAGGGCTTGCCCGTCGCTTCGGGGATCAAGAGCGCGTCCATGTCGGCACGCAAAGCGATGGCGCGGTTCGAAGTGCCTCGCTTCAGGGTGCCGACGACTCCTGTGCCTCCGATGCCCTCGGCCACCTCGACCCCAAAGCTGCGCAGCGTTTCAGCGACGAATGCGGCGGTTCGATCGACCTCGAAGCCGAACTCGGGATGACGATGGAAATCCTGTCGCCAGTTGGTCACCCGTGCTCCAGGTCAATCAAGTCAGTCATTTGCGAAATCTCCCTGAGACCTCCCCAAGGAAGGCTCTGCTTTTCGGTCAGACGGCGGCTCAACGGAAGGCCGCCAAGGTCAGGCGGCCTTTTGTCATTCAGCGGCGGGGCAGCGCCCCAGTGTGCTTTCGCAAAGCGCGGGATCGGTTGCGCCTTCGGTGTCGATCACCAGCACTCGCGCGGCGGGTCCGAGGCCGATGCGACATGCAAGCCCAGGATCATGCAGCACGGTCAGCAATCCGGCAAGACACGGGCTGCCCAACTCCTTCCCGAACCGGCCGTTCGTGCTTGCCACGGCGAAAGCTAGAACTTCAACTCCAGGACACTGGGGCCGTGATCACCGGTGGCAAGGCTTCGGATGTATTCCGCCAGATCTGGCGCATCGGGGCTGACAAGACCGCATGCACGCAACGCCGCGCGGGCATCGATCTGGCGGCCCAAATGGTGCCAGACAGTCCGGGTCGCACCGACCTCATGCGAACCTTCGGGAGAGATCCCCAGCACCAGCCCCGGCAGAAAGCTTGGCATATGATCCGAAGCGATCAGGATCGTCGTCCAAAGGCTGCGGCCCCGACCCAGTTCGCGTTCGTGAATGATGATGCGGTCATGGGCCTCCAGCACGACCCCGCCGTAGCGCAGCGTTGCTGGCAGGGCCAGTTCCTGCGGGGAATGCCGTTCGATGGTTTTCGAGACCCAGGCGCCATCAATCTGCCCGATCCAGCTGAGTGTCCGCAGGATGTACCGACGGGCTGGGTCCGGGCAGGCATAGACATGGTAGAACCCCGCGTGCCGCGCAAGAAGCTGGTCTGTCCCCTGGCCTCGGTCAAGCAGAGCGGCCATCTGGGTGTCAGCGCGGCTGGGTTTCAGGCCCAGTCGCGGCGGACGCAACCGCACAAGATCGGCAAAGGCGCGCGGGTCGTGCAGGATTTCGGCCTCGTCCACGCCAAAGAAATCACAGATCCGGCGCAGCGTCGCCAGCGAGGGCAGGGTCTTGCCGGTCAGATAGCGATCGAACTGCTGGCGGTTCAGACCAAGCCTGCGGCAGATGTCCGAGACCGAATGGCCATAGCTGCAAAGCATGCGTAGATTTTGGGCAAGATTGGTCATGCGCCAGTTTGCACTGACTAGCTGCATCTAGCGCAACAGGAATCTGATGATGCCGCTTTCCTAGTGACCAGCCTTGTCTAGACTGACGCGAATTCAACCGAAGGAGTGCCCCATGATCGCCAAACTGAGCGCCCTCGTCCTGTGCCTTGCCTTGCCGGTCCATGCCGAGACGTTGCGCATCGCCATCCCCTCGGACCCGGCCTATGTCGACCCGGCCTATTTCGGCTCGACCTCGGAATTCTACCTGATCGACAATCTCTATCCGCGGCTGGCCAAATATGTACCGGGGACCAACTGGAAATGGGAGCTTGATGCCGCGACGTCGGTCGATCTGACCGATCCCCAGAATATCAGGTTCGAATTGAAACCGGGTCTGATCTGGTCGGGCGGCTTTGGCGAGTTGACGGCCGAAGATGTGAAATACTCCTACGAGCGGCATCTGAACCCTGACCTTGGGTCGGGGATCATTTCGGAGTTCAAGCTTTTGGACACTGTCGAGGTGACAGGGACCCATACCGGCATCATCCATCTGAAGGCACCCTCGGCCTCGTTCTGGACGGCGACGATGGTTTTCACCACTGGGGCGATCATCTCCAAGGCCGCGACCGAAGCGGGGGGTGGCTATTTCGAAGCAACCCCCACCGCGACCATCGGGCCGTACAAGATGAAAAGCTTCGAGCCGGGGATCAGGATGATCCTTGACCGCGATCCGGGTTGGACGGGGGCGCCCGGCGGCTTTGACGAAATCGAGTTGATCCCGATCGCCGAGGATAATGCAGCGACCATCGCCTTTGCGGCGGGCGAGCTGGATTTCACGACCTTGAACGCACTGGACTTCGATACCCTGTCGGCCGCTCCGCCCGAAGGCGGCATCGTGACGCTGGCGCAGTCGGTCGATCCGTTCTGGCTTGGCATCACTGAAACCGCTCCGCCCTTGCAAGACATCCGCGTGCGGCAGGCGATCCAGCTGGCGGTGGATGTGTCCGCAATCTTGCAGGCCAATTCGAACGGCGATGCCGTGCAGGCAACGGGCCTGGCTGCGCCGGGCACCTTGGGCGCGCGCACGACCCTGCCTCTTGCCCGTGATGTGGAAAAGGCCAAAGCGCTGGTCGCCGAGGCAGGTGCCGAGGGCACGGTGCTTCGGCTTGATTACGTGAACACGGCGTCGGACGGGTCAAGTTCGGCAGCCCAGATCATTCAGGCGAACCTGGCCGAGATCGGACTGACGGTCGAGTTGAACGGTCAGGACGAGGGCACCTTCTGGTCGATTGATTCGATCCGGGGGACTGATCCGCAGATGCATCTGAAAAGCTGGTTCGGCAATCCGGACGCGCTGTACATCATGCAGTATTTCACCCGCGAGCAGATCGGGTCGTGGAACTGGGAGGCCCTGCAAAACGACGAATACGAGGCGCTTGTGGACAAGGCCCGCACGACCATTGACGAGGCGGAGCGGGCCGCGATCTATCAGCGCATGCAAGAGATCATGGAAGCCTCCGGCGATTTCCTCTTCATCTCGCATGGGACCTATACCGTTCTGTCGCGCGACACGATCGAGGCGGCCTACCTGCCCGATGGCCGGCCGGTCTTTGCCGGGTTCCGGCTGAAGTAGCCGATGCTCGCCTTCATCTGCCGGCGGATCGCGCTGGGGTTTATGGTGCTGACCCTTGCCACTGCCTCG